AACCTGATTGGTTCCATAGTTTAATGAATCTATTTTTGTTTTCTCAGGAATCCCTGGACCCTCAATAGAGTCTGAAACTATTAACTTAACAATATCAGCGGCGGCGACTGTAATAACGGCTGATCCACTTGTTGTAGTAGCGTTGATTTGAAAGTAATCACGCCCCATGTAGAGATCGTCATTATACTCTACAAAGGATGTAACAGATCCTAACCCCTGCTCTGTATCATTAATGTTGACTGTTTTCCCACTATTAATAGCGTAAACACCAGTCTCTTGAATTGTAAGTGGGTTGCCTAATTCTGTAGTTGTAGCAGTAATAGTCGTTGTAGAACCAGGACTTATTACTGTAATAGGGCGAGAAGTTTGACCACCAATACCATCCGTACTTACCCAGGTATTACCTTTCTCATAAAAGTAATTTTTACCACCACCATCACCTCCTACTCCTGTGTCTGGCCTTATATCACCATGAGAGAAGTCCACATTGGTCGCAGATTGGACCATGTTTTCTGGCAGTTTGTGCGCTGGTATCCTTGTATTTAAACCGCCTGAGAAATCTATTTGTCTGTCTAAAGCCATTCATCAAACTTTAATTATGTAATGTACTGCAATGATTGGTGATATATTATTGTGTGCTGTGCCAGAACCTGTATTAGCAATTGTTGTAACGTGACTATGGTTAGCATCTGTAATTGCTGTAGTTACTGATGGATTTCCTGCATTTGAAGCACCTGTAAAAGTAAGTGCTGGTAGTGTTGTTGGAACACCAGTATTAGCTGTACTTACTGCACTTGTTGTTGCATTAGATGCTGCCCCAGATGTTCCTGTAAATGCAGCAATATCAACACTATGTAAGTGAGAATCTATCGTGTGACTGTGTGCAGGAACAGTATGGCTGTGTGCGATGTCATGAGTATGACTTGCTGACTGGTTGCCAGTTGTTGTTGATGACTGTCCTTTTGTTAATAAATCACCACCAGGCCAGTGGGCTGATATTTCAGAATCTGCATCATAGTCATGATCCCCAACTCTTGTATATCCTGCGTTCTGTGCATAATCGTCGCCAAAAAATTCATGAGTATGGGCGTAATCGTGTGTGTGACTAGCAGATTGATTTCCAGAATTGGTTCCTGAAAGAGTTAAAGTCTCTGCTGATTTATTATTGGTTGTCAGTGTTGTGCCGCCTGTATTTTGTGATCCGTGATCATGGTCAATGGCGTGAGTGTGGGCCATTGTATGCGTGTGAGCCATGGAATGTACATGGCTTGGTAGTCGTGCTTCTATTATAAGCGTTGAAGTGGCTGTAATGCCTGCGGCCACACTCGTCATGGATGCATTGTGATTATGTGCTGGTAACTCTGCGGTTACAAGGGTATGGGTTTCAGAACCTGCCGTATCTCCTAGTGTTCTGGCAGTCAGTCCTGCACCAATGGAATTTGCAGCACCAGTATGAACTCCAACAGGAGATCGTGTTCTAAAGTCAGGCAGTTTAACAGTGTTTGTTCCCCATGCGGCAGAACTTGAATTACCCCAATCACTACCTGCTTTTAGTAGATTAAAAAGATCCTGGTAGTCATTCCCCTTACCATCTGCATTATAGTGTGTTCCTCCATTACCTGTTGTCTGACTTATTGTGTCGCCATTACAATACAACCAACCTGTAGGTGGATCATTCCCAGCAGCATTACCAGCATACATTTTAATTTCGCCAGTAAAACCAGAAAAATTGTTTTTGCCAGTTACTTTGGAGGTAAGAGTTAATGTATCAGTGCTGGCATTACCAACTACTATATTACCATTAAATGTTGCTGTATTAGAAACAGTCAGCGTTCCATTAACGGTTAACGCTTGGGTGGAAGTAGTCCTTAGATTAACATTTTCATTAGATTCAAGGATTACATTAGCAGTAGCACTGTTGCTAATATGCCTTATTTCATTAACCTTTAGAGTACTCATAATCGTAGTTTTGTTTCTTTAGTTTCTCTTTTCTCTTATCACGATAAGGTTTTCCTGGTGATTTCTTTTTACTCATAGATTAAACCTTCTTGATATGCGGTTTTTCCGTTATTCCTTATTGCTGTAAGTACCTGACCTCTGTTCCCCATTTTATTATATGAACAATGAACCCATCCATCACGAGGGTCTGGGCCTGGAAACTCTAAGATAAGTTGATCAAAAGTTAAATTATCTTTTATATAAACTGCCAATTCAGCATTTGATATAGAGTACGCTTCAAAATCTGCGGCCTCACCTTTAACGTGAGATGAATTATCTCCACTACCAATTGCTCTGTTTAATTCTAACACTCTCAGTCCTGAGTTAATAGCTACAGTTCCAAACTTTTCCCTACAAGGTTGCAGGATTGTATTTGTTAGTATAGCTAAATTAACCAACTGCTCCTGAGATGGATCATTCTTAATACCCATCCTAAGAGCAGTCTGACTTCTTGTGAGTTCTTTTAACGAGAAGTTTTTTGATAACTTCATATATTATCGTCACAAGCACAAGGGTTTGACCAACATTTACGGCACATAATTATTTTCATCCAAATAACTCCTTTACATTTTTAAATGAATTGTCTGGCATTGCATCTACTACTGCATCCAGTGCTACCTTTTGGTCATCGCTAAGGTTCTCATCAATTGCTTTCTGAACATGATCAGTAGCAAGATCTTGAGCTTTATCCATAACAAGACCTTTAATTACATTAAGCAACATTGCTTCCAACATCTTTATTCTCCTCTGGTGGTGTGGTTTTTGTTTGTGTTATTTCTTCATGTGAGGCTTCAAACCAGTGCTTTCCTAACATGCCTAATATTGGTAAAAAGGCACCAAAACCAAGATTGATTAAATCCTTACTTGATTGAGTCAATTCTTCAGTTCTTTGAACCATGGTAAAAATTAACCATCCAAATAAGGCAAAAGCCATTAAACTAATTAAGAGTCTTGCCCAAAATCTTAGTTTTTGAAGTTGAATGTTAGGATCTGAAATCTCTTTTTCAGAACCTTTGACAGTGGTTTTTTCAGTTATTGTTTCCATTTATATTTGCTTTGATTTATAGTCGTTAATCGCTGATTTGATTGCATCCTCTGCAAGTACAGAACAATGTATCTTAACTGGAGGCAGCGATAGTTCCTCAACTATTTTTGTATTACTAATAGCATTTGCTTCGTCAATACTTTTTCCCTTTATCCACTCAGTAGCAAGACTCGAACTGGCAATTGCGGAACCACAGCCGAAGGTCTTGAATTTGGCATCTACTATCTGGTCTTTGTCAACTTTAATCTGGAGTTTCATTACATCACCACATTCTGGAGAACCCACAAGGCCAGTACCGACACTAAGACTCCTATTATCCAGACTACCAACATTCCGTGGTCTTTCATAATGCTCCAACAACTCATTTGAGTAAGCCATTAATTCATCCAGGGGGGCTTATCAGTAAACTCATTTTTTATTGAAAAGCTTGTAGAACAACCACAGGTAGATGTAGCTTTTGGGTTATAAAACCGAGGTCCAGGCGAAGAAATATCCTTTGACCAGTCAATCTTTAGACCCTTTACCACAACATAGCTTTTCCTGTCAATAACCACAGGTAACTTGTTTTCATTGAATACAAGATCCTTGTTAGTTGGATTACCAAAATTAAGAACATATTCATAACCAGCACAACCACCGCCCTTAACTGAAACACGAAGTGAAGATTCACTTAGACCTTCATCGCACATCATCCTCATAAAGTTCTTTTCAGCACTAGATGTGAGTGTTATCATCATCTTTTAGCAGTTAATCTAAATTCTGTTAAGAATTCTTTCATTGTTTCAGTATTTGAATTTAATGCAGCTTTCATTTCTGACATTACGTTGGTAGTAGTTTCAACTAACTTCATAAGCCTCTCATCATTACTTGAATCCTTCTTCCACATTTCTTCACGCTCTTTCTTTGCAAGATCAGTGGAGTAGCGAATATACCAAAACGCAGCCGCAATAATGACTGCTGGCAATCCTATTCTTTCTACTAAAGATACTATAATTTCTATGTCCATAGCTGATCCGCTTACAGGTTGTGGGTAATGATAGTACTGAGCATCTGCTGGGTTCATTTTAATTCACAGTTTCAGTGTCCTTTTCTTCCATCTCCTTTTCTTGTTCTCGTTGTACTCTTGCTTTTTCTGCCCAGTCCTTACCTAAGCATGACCATTTGGTTGCCCAATCTGGTATTTCAAATATTCCACCATCCGTGGTGTAGAGAACCATCCTATCTTTTTCTTCAACGTATTTGTGAGCAAAGCACATTCTGGATTCCCAAAACATGCTATGCTCTTTACGCCATTTAAACTTATAAGATAATAACTTTGGTTCTTCCTCTTTATCCTTTTTGAACCATTTCATCTTATTCCTTTATTTCAACCTCCTCATTTTCTTCATCTTGTCCTTCCATTTCAACGAGAGCTTGCTTGTAGCCAATAAGTTGTTGAAGTTGTGCCTGAAGTTCAGGTATTTGTTTTTGGATTTGTGCGATCTGCTGATCACACTGTTCTACTGTAAGTTGCATTATATCTCCTTAATGCGGGTTGAGTTAAGGCTTTTTAGGCCAAGTAACACCTGTTAAAACAAAATCTTTTGACCATGCTGGTGTAGAATTTTTAGGCAAATCTCTTAATGCTTGTCGATAATCCAATTGGGCTTTAGTGGGTGTGCGGTCAGAACAGCACCACCAATCAGTTTCAGCTAACATCTGATTTCTTTCAATTCTCATTACTTGAGCAGGATCAGGTGTAGCATCGTAATTCTCATCTACAACTTCCCCTGTCTGTCCGTCTATTAGTATTGCCATTTATGCCACCATTTCTTGAATAATTATATAGGCACGATGTCCATCATCATTATCAAAACCTGAGTGGCCTAAACCAACTCTGGGAGTAGAGCCAATTCCAGTATTGTTATTAAAGTCTGCGCTTTGATTCCACCTTACTTTGACTTCATAACTATGCCCTGCACTTGCCGTAATTGTTTCAGTGTACATAAGAGGATATGAATATAAAGTATTATACCCATCAGATGATGGTATTCTGGTTCTAATGCCTGTTTTCCAAACATCATTTGCAAATAAACTACACCAAACATATATGACTCCAGTGTCATAGGTTTGAAAACCAATTTGACCAGAAAACCAGACTGTTATTCTAGGATTTGCAATTTTAGTTGTATGAGTCACTCCACCTAATGCGGTAGTGTTTGACGTTGTTCTGTTGGTCGAATAAGTATAACTTGTATTAACACTATTTGTTATCACATTGTAAAAGGATTGCTGAGTCTGTTTGACTACAGTTCCAGTTGGCATAGTTGCACTACTCCCAATCGTTCCATTAAATGAACCGTTTGGTGTTGTAATTGAACCAGAACCATCAATAACCATTTTAGGGTTTGATACAGTGGGGCCAGCATTCCCAACCCAAAACATCATTCGGGAATCGTTACTCCAAGTACCGCTTTCCCCTACTTGTCCTGCACCAATATACCCTGATTCAGATGGCCCTGCATTAGCATCACCTACTTGAAATTTCATAGCAGTAAAAGTGTTTGCTAATGTGCTTCCTGATCCAGCATTCCTTAACAATAAAGGAACATCTATGTTTGTTAAATTATCGTTATTAAGATGCAATAAGCTGGCTGGAGCACTTGTGCCAATCCCAACATTTCCAGCGGAGTTAATGGTCATCTTGGTATCACTTGCCTGAGAAATGCTTGCATCATCTGCGTTACTGTCTACGACGAAATGCAAATCCCCAACACCAAAATCACCTGTCTTTTTAAGTAGTATCGCTGCTTTTCTTCTTGGTGAATCTACAGCGTGACTAGCGAAATAGTACCCACAAGTATCATTTACATCTCCGTAGCCTTCGGCTACAAAATTGATTCCTTCTACTGTGTCTGATGCTTCTTTTGAAACAACTAAGGCTTGCGGTGTGTCAGTCCCAATTCCGACTTTTCCAGAGGAGTTGATCCGCATCTTCTCTGTTGAAGAATTCGCATTTGTTGTATAGAAAGCTAAACCGCCTGTCCTATTTCCTGCACTTGATCCATCAGCTTCTTTAAATCCTTCAATCCAGCCTGCATTTGTGTTTCCTAATTCAAATATTAATCTGGTAGCTTCATTAGTAGAACCTGATGCTTGATGTGTATTTCTTATCCTTACATCAGTAATACTTCCATCACCTCCATCCCCTCCAAATTGTGCGATTGTTCCATTCTGTGAATCGTGGACAACATCAAATTTATAAGTAGGAGCCGATGACCCAATCCCAACTTTTCCAGTATCCCCTTCAACTACCAGTTTTCCACCACCTACATTGAAATCATCTCCTGCATCAGTTCCTAAAGTGACCCCAATGGAAGTCCCAGCATCAGACGAAATGGTGTCTACCGCAATGTCACCAACATTAGTGATATTTCCATCCCCAAAACTTGCACTTGTTGCAGTTAAAGCACCTGTCACATTGACTGGTTTATTAAAATCAAAAGAAGTCGTGCTGTGAGTGTAAAGCATCGTTGCGGATGCTCCGTCTATGGTAATACCAGAACCGTCTGCCGCCGCACTATCTGCGGCTCCTGAACCTAGAACGATGTTTTTATCATCTACCGTAAGTGTCGTTGAATTAATTGTGGTAGTTGTGCCGTCAACCTGAAGGTTGCCTTTGACTTGGAGAAGTCCTGTGTTATTTCCTACAACGGCGGGATCAATTACTAATGTCGCTGGCCCTCTTAGTTCGCCAGCTAAAGTAACGTGACCAGAAGAGTCAGCCGTAACTACTTTAGAATTCTCGGAGGTTCCTTCAGTCGTTATGTCAATACGTTCCAGATCGGTACTGGTTACACCTGTATCAACGTATGAGGCTAATGTGCTTTTATCCTGCCCTAAGTCGGCTATATCTCTTGCTCTTGTCATGATGCGTTCTCTAGTGCGGTTACTTTAGCTGAGAGTTCTTGAATTGCCTTAATGATAATCGGGCTAAACTTTGTATAATCTACGGACTGGTATCCTTCTCCGTCCTTTTCACCTTGTACAAATCCAATATCATTAGCCCTTGGAATTGCTTCTTCAACTTCATGAGCTATAAAACCATAAGTGTCTGGATTGTTAAATTTGGTTCCGTCATCTCTTTTCGTATCTTTATTGACCAGCCACTTAAAAGTTCTGGGTTTTAAGTCGTTAATAATATTTAACCCTGACCCCATATCTTTAATGTCATACTTTAATCTGTAATCAGAACTTGTGTTAAAAGCTGTAGCTGAACCTGATGTTGTAATACTGCCAACTGAAGTGCTTTGTCTATAAAACTGTAACAGAGTCCCTGCATAGGATGTAGAACCATCTCGATCCTTAAAAACCGCACCTTGAGTGTAATACCTGTGAGAATTTACTTGAAGCCCACAACTTAGTAGATCATCAAGCGCTCCGTACCCTAAAGAAACTCTACAAGCTTTATGCCCATCAGTAACATCGTATGATGCAAATTGCATCTGTGTGACATTATTTGTACCAATGTGAAATGTCTGATTTTCATAATTCCATAAATATCGATGTAACCCATCTGCACTCAAAACTAAGGCCATTCCATCACTACCAGCGTGTCCTGTATTTGAGTTAGTCATCTGAAGCCTTACTTCTGTAGCACCAGACTCAGAAATGTGCAGATCCCCAACTGGCGAACTAGTTCCAATCCCAACATTTCCAACTGCACTGATCCGTACTCTTTCTGTTATGGAACCTTGATTGTTTGTCCAAAATGTCATATATGCATCATTGACTGCGGATTCTCGTGCCACTCTAATTGATGCGTTTTTATTACTTCCATCACCAAAATCAATTATGCCAAGATTGTCGTTGTTTGCATCGGTGGTGTGGTTATAAAGTTCAAGCACCGAATAGTTATCACCAGAAGCACCTTTTAATGCCAGAACGGCTTTACCAGAACCCCAAGAGGTTACAGGCGAAGCAGTTCCAATCCCAACATTTCCAGATGAGTCAATTGTTAATTTAGCATCGGAATTATCAACATTGTCATTACTAGCACTATTTTCAGTTGCAAATATTAAACTTCCTCTACCGTATGAAGCTGTTCTTTTAAAAAATATTCCACCTTTATTTGCATTATTATTTCCTGCAAAACCAAATAAAATATTTGCAGTGTCACCGTCTGTATTATTTCTATTTTGTAGCCGTAAAAGTGGAGCATCCCCTGCCGAATTAGAGTCAATTTGCATAGGTGCTACTGGTGCTGTCGTTCCAATTCCAACATTCCCACTAGTAGTTATATTAAAGGGGTTACTTCCAGCAGTATCATCTCTAATAAGGAATCGACCATCTGCCTCTACCACTTGTAAATGCCATTTTCTATCGACAGTCCCAGTCGTTTCAATCTGAAACACAGGGGTACTCGTGGATTCAATATGTAAAAGTGCATCAACTGAACTAGTCCCAATCCCAACCCGATTATTTGAGGAATCAACCTTGAGGGTATTTGTATCAACCGTTAAATCACCAGTAACAGAAGCATTCCCTGTAACATTAACAGGTTTATTGAAATCAAAACTCGTCGTTGAGTGCGTATAGGTCATCGTCGCACTCGCACCATCAATCGTGATCCCTGCCCCATTGGCGGCGGCACTGTCAGCCGCACCCGAAGCCAGTGTCAGGTTCAGATCATCAACTGTTAATGTGGTGGAGTTTATTGTGGTAGAGGTTCCGTCTACTTGGAGGTTCCCCTTTAATAGTACTAGCCCAGTGTTATCCCCAACTGTTGCAGGATCTATCGTAAGCGTTGCACCACTACGGATTTCTGGGGTTGTGATTGACCCAGTAAAAGTGGGGGATGCTAACGGTGACTTTAGGTCAACCTGACTTTGATAGTCAGATCCGTTATCAGCATCCAGCTTATCGAATTCTGATGCGCTTACGTCTTGCGATGCAAGGCTGGCTAGTACGCTACTTCTGCTCATTGTCTTTTAAGAATTTAGCGTAATTATCTTTAACTTCTGAAGTCATGACTGCTTCAAACTGAGCTTTAACTACTGGATCAGATATTGTTGAAACATCTGCATCTGGGTTAAGTACATAACGATGGAAACTTTGTGAAATAACTTTCCCAGACTCAATAATCTGAACCGCTTCTCTTACTTGTAAAGAATAATGATTCTGAATCTTTACAATTTCAATTTTGTCCGTAACTATTTGTTTAGAAAGTGCCATTTTTTAGTGCATTGAATAAGATGCTTGAAGAAAAATTTCTGAGGTTCCATTTATGTCATCTTCAGTTGCATTTGTTACACCTGTTCCTGCTGTAACATTTGAAGATGATGAAACATCGGAGACATATAAATATAGTCTATCAGTACCACCTGCGACAATCCCTGCTACTGGCCTCCTGTCCCAATTAGCCGTATAACCTACTGTTGCCGCTGGTACATGAGTGCTATGTGAACTAAACGGAAGAGTACACCAAAGTGATGTGCCAGTTGGGCCAGATGTATAACCAGTCATGTTAATATGGATACTAACATGTATTATGTTCCCGATTTTCGTGTATTCTCCATGCCTACTACTAAAATTAACCCCACTTGCGGCACCACTACTTCCTGTTATTGAAGGATTGTAAGTTCCTTCTTCGTAGTCATCGAGCAGGGAACTATCACCACCAGAATTAAATTCTATCCCATGTCCTGCTGTGCCGATGACTAAATCACCATCGCCAATTGTTACTTTTCCATTCGCATGAACTTCAAACTTACTATTCCCCTGATTTTCAATTCTAATTAATTCCTGCCCTCCAGGGCTAGTGTTCGCTGATTGGATTAAAAGTCCACCTCCAGAACCAGTGTGTGTGTTAACTAATGAAGCTACGTATCCACCTGCAATTGAATCCTCAACATCAAGCGCATAAGTTGGAGTACTAGCACCAATCCCGACTTTTCCAGAGGAGTCGATGTACACCTGTCCATCTCCAGCAGTGGCGAGAACCATTTGGTCACTGCTATGGTAATAAAGCATCCGTCCTTCATACCTATCGTTACCACTAGACCCATCACCAAATGCAATAGCAGAAGTCCCTGAAGTCCCTGCTATTATAGTAATACCACCCTCTGTGGCTTTCTGATTTATAACCAGATCGTTGTAGGCATATGGGGCTGGGTCAATACCAAGGCCAACTAATCCAGAAGTGTCGAAGACCATTCTATTCGCACTTGCCGTTTCATCTCTAAGCCAAAGAACTCCGTCATTCCTCGCCTGAAATTGCCAATGTCTTCCATTACTATTGTCGCACTGTAGGCTGAGTCTTGCATGATCGGCATCGTCGTAAATGTGTAATTTGACAGATGGAGAGGCAGTACCAACCCCAACCCGATTGTTGGTCGAATCAACCTTTAACGTACTCGTATCTACTGTAAGATCACCAGAAATCGTGGCTGAAGTAAGTGTGCCAACGCTTGTGATATTACTTTGAGCCGCACCTGTTACTGTAGCGGCAGTGCCTGAAGCATTTCCTGTCACGTTTCCTGTGACATTCCCCTCAATATTCGCAACTAAAGTACCTACAGTAATATTTAAGTTCCCTGTACTAGATGCTGTAGAAGTGGATGTTCCTAATGTCCATTTATCTTCCGACTCGTCCCACATAAATAGGGCATCGTTCCCCGTGGAACCACGCTCTATAATTAGACCACAATCGTTAGTGTTACTTGTCGCTCCGTTGTTTAATCCCAGGAGTGAATCTTCAACGACTGTATTTGTGGTGTTAACGGTTGTAGTCGTACCGTTTACTGTGAAGTCTTGGGTTACAGTTAAACCGCCAGCTATCGTTACATTGTCTGAAGTATCTAACGTGATGGTAGAGCCACCATCTGATGCTTTGATTACGTTGGAAGAAAGTTTTAAGGTGGGAGCTATAACTTCGCCAGTAAAGGTTCCACCAGTTTTAGGAATAAAGTTTGCACTAGTGACAATTCCTACAACTTGAATACAGATTTCGTCAGATGCTGTAGCCGCTGAACCAAGGGTAACTGTTGAAGCTGCGGGCTGAACTGTGTAATCAGTCGTGTGTACCAGTTTGACACCGTTTCTCCAAACACTAACAGTATCTCCAGCATTACTAGCACTAGGAAAGACAGTAGTACTATTAGTATAACTCCCACCAGAGCCAGTGGAGCCAGTACCAACAACGAAGCGATCTTCAACAAGTCCATTTCCAGCATGTACTCCTTGTAGTCCAAATAGTTCAAGTACATCTCCTGCACCTACTCCTGATGCAAGGGTTATATTACTGCCTACACCATTTGCTGTTCTAGTAAAGTCTGTATCTGGAAATAGTCGGATACCATTTAAGTAGGCATCAATCTTTCCTTCGTCGTA